CCAGTCTATTATCAATCAAGATGATGTTGAAGTTTTAGAACATGAAGAAGAAGAAGATGAATCACAAGACGAACAAATAAAAATATTAGAACAAGTTGCAAGTCAACAGGGTCAAGTTTTAAATTTACCAAGACCAAAACTTCATCATATTAAAATTAAAAGATATTCAAATGAAGGTAGAGTTAAAATTGAAAACGTACCACCAGAAGAATTTTTAATACAAAGAAATGCTAAGACAATAGAAGATTCAAATTTTGTAGCGCATAGAACAACTAAGACTAGAACAGAATTAATACAAATGGGTTATGATGCTGAAATGATAGCATCACTCCCTCATTCACAAGAAATTATTTTTAACTCTGAAAAGCTAACTAGATATTCTGATATAGACGAATATCCTTTTGCTTCATCACCAGATGCTTCAACAGATGCCATTGACGTTTTTGAATGTTATGTAAGATTAGATTACGATGGAGATGGTCTTGCAGAATTAAGAAAGATTACTGTTGTTGGCGATAGTGCAAATGATATTTTAGAAAATGTTGAAGTAGATTCTATTCCTTTCTGTTCATTAACTCCAATCCCAATGCCACATAGATTTTATGGCAGATCGGTTTCTGAATTAGTACAAGATATTCAATTAATTAAATCTACAGTTTTAAGACAGTTGTTAGACAATATGTACCTAACAAATAATAATCGTATTGCGATTATGGATGGAATGGTAAATCTTGATGATTTACTAACGGCAAGACCAGGCGGAGTTGTAAGAACGAAACAACCACCCTCTCAAGTTATGTTGCCAATGCAAAACCAAACAATTTCTCAACAAGCATTTCCATTACTTGAATACTTAGACACAGTTAGAGAAACTAGAACTGGTGTTACAAGATACGCACAAGGATTAGATGCAGATAGTTTAAATAAAACTGCAACAGGAATTAATACTCTAATGACGCAAACGCAAATGCGTATGGAGTTAATTGCTAGAATATTTGCTGAGACTGGCGTTAAAGAATTATTTGAAAAGATTTTTGAATTAACAGTTAAATACCAAGAAGTTGAAAGAATGGTACAGTTAAATAATGTTTTTGTACCGGTGAGACCAACTGAATGGAAAGACAAATATAATATTAATATTGTAGTTGGATTAGGTTCTGGTTCTAAAGAACAACAATTAGTAATATTAAACAGTATTCTTGAAAAACAATTACAAGCATTTAATTTACAAGGCGGAAAAGAATATCCAATGGTAACGTTAAAAAATATTTATAATACGTTATCTAAGATGATTGAAAATGCTGGTCTTAAAAATACAGAGAATTATTTTGTTAACCCAGATGTGGGTATGCAGTATGTTCAACCACCTCAACCACCATCTTTAACGCCTATTGAAAAGATTGAATTTACTAGAATAGATAGTGAAAACAAACGAAAACAAGCTGATTTAGAATTACAGTTTCAAGAGTTACAAATGAATAACTCTAAAATGCAACTTGACTTTCAGACAAAAATGAAAGAATTAGAGTTAAAGTATAATACACAAATTGATGCTGCTAAATTAAAAGCAGAAGCTGACTTAACTAAGACAAGATTAAACAATGCTTCTAAAAATTTAATGGCAGCACAAAAAGCTACGCAAGAATTTGGACAACAGATACAGGAATTAAATGCAACAAACGGATCAAACGAAACTCCAATCGGAAGTTAGTAGATCAGAAAAAGCAAGACTGGGTTTATCAAATCCAATTTTTGTAGAAGCGATTGAGAATTTAAAGAAATTGTACTCTCAAAGTCTGTTAAATACAGGCGTTAACGAACAAGATGCTAGAGAAAAATTATGGCTAGCATATCAAATTGTTAACAAAGTGGAACAACACTTTATTGAGATAATGGAAACTGGAAAACTTGCTAAGAGACAATTAGAAGATTTCAGAAAATCCATTGAGGGTCAAAAATTCTAATAATAAAAATTAGAATAGGTCAACCGCATTATTGCGGAACTTCAACCAAAAGGAGAAAATATGTCAGAGTTCATGGCTAACCCTGTAAAGGGAGCTTCGTCTGATGTGCAGATAGCTGCAAAATCAATTTCAGGATTGCTTAATCCGCAAACTGGAAAAGTAAGTGAAAAAAAAGCTGAGGTTACAAAACCAGAAGCTGAAAATAAACCTGAGCAAAATGCTCAAGTTCAAGAAAAACAAGACGTTACTGAAGAACCAATAAAACAGGAATCTGAAACAGATCAACCTGAGGTTCAAGAAGAAACGCAAACAGAAACCGAACAAGAGACTAGTGAAGTTTCTGAAACTGAAGTATCTGAGGAACAAACAGATGATATTCAGAAAGAACCTGATTCCACCTTTACTGTAAAAGTAGCTGGTCAAGAATTAAAGGTTACCTTAGATGAATTAAAAAGAGGTTATTCCAGAGATGCTGACTACCGTAGAAAGACAGAAGAATTATCTTTTGAAAAAAAGCAATTTATGTCTGAAGCGGATCAACAAAGGCAAGACTATTCCAAACGTTTATCGGAATTAAATCAAATCTTAGCTTTTACACAACAACAATTAAATTCAGAAGCAAGTAATGTTGATCTGAATAAATTGTATGAAGAAGATCCAGTTGAAGCAACTAGAGTAGAACGTCAACTTCGCCTTAAAAAAGAGAAGATGATAGAAGCTGCTCAGAAGTTACAACAGGAACAACAAAGACAACTTAGTTCATATGTACAAGAGCAACAAAAAATCTTGGCAGAAAAAATGCCAGAGTTTAATGATGCTCAAAAAGCTAGTACAACTAAAAATAATCTTAGAAATTTTTTAAATTCTTATGGATTTAAAGATGCTGAGATTGGACAAATCTATGACCATAGAATTGTTATGTTAGTTAACGATGCTTTAAAGTACCGTAATATGAAAAATGTAAAACCTATGTCAGCTGCGCAAGCATCTAAACCAGGTAAGTTTTTATCTTCAGGTGTGAAAAAAGATAGTGGTGATATTAACTTCCAAAAGCGTAAGGAAAAGTTGGGTCGTCTCAAAAAATCAGGCAATGTCAACGATGCCGCAAGCATCTTCTATGACATTATAACCAACAAAAAATAAAAGGAAAATAATATGGCTCAAGTATCAGGCACATATAGTAAGTACGATGCAGTTGGACTTAGAGAAGATCTTACAGATATTATCTATAATATATCTCCAACTGATACGCCTTTCATGTCAAGCATCGCAAAATCAAAAGCGACTGCTGTTAACCATGAATGGCAACTAGACTCATTAGCAGCTGCTAGTGCATCTAATGCTCAGATTGAAGGAGATGAAGTATCATTCTCTGCTCCGTCTAGCACAACAAGAAGAGGAAACGTTACTCAGATTGCAACTAAATCTGTTATCATTTCCGGAACGTTAGAAGCGGTTAACAAAGCTGGAAGAAATTCTGAGCTTGCATACCAAATCTCTAAAGCATCAAAAGAGCTTAAAAGAGATATGGAAACATCGCTTTGCGACAACAATGCTCAAGTTGCTGGGGATGACTCAACAGCTAGAGAACTATCAGGACTAGGTTCTTGGTTAAAAACTAACCAAAGCGCTGGTGCTGGCGGCTCTGCTCCAGGAACATCTGGAACAAACGCTAGAAGTGATGGAACTCAAAGAGCTTTCACAGAGGATCAACTAAAAACTGTTATCAAATCAGTATGGGATAACGGTGGAGACCCTTCAATGGTCATGGTTGGTTCTTTCAACAAGCAGAAACTTTCTGGTTTTACAGGTGGATCTACAAGATTTGACCCAGCTGAAAACAAAAGATTAGTTGCTGCGGTTGATGTGTACGAATCTGATTTCGGTGCTTTACAAGTAACACCAAACAGATTTCAAAGAGCTAGAGATGCTTTTGTAATCACTCCAGATTTATTTGCTGTAGCTTTCTTAAGAGATTTCTCTTTAGAAGATTTAGCAAAAACTGGTGATGCTATGAAGCAATTCTTGTTAGTTGAGTACACTCTTGAATCTAGAAACGAATCTGGTTCAGGAATTGTTGCAGACTTAACAACATCATAATAAACCAAAAATATAGGGGGGATTATTCTCCCCTATATCTAACTTAACTTAGTTTGGTCTTTGAAGTCTAAAGACGGAACGAAGCAAACATAGGAAAAAAAATGCGAACACTTAATGACTACTTTTTAACTGCTAGATTAGACGATGTGTCTGCTGCTAGTTCAGTTAACATTGCTGTACCTGATGACGGAAAAATTATTAAAATTATTTCTGTATTAGGTGGAGCAATCTCAACAGCTAATGCTGCTGTAACAACTGCTATAAATGGAACTACTGTAACAGGTGGTGGATTTACAGTTGCTCACTCAGGATCTGCTGCTGGAGACGTTGATACTGCTGAACCAACAGCTGCTAACAATGTTTCTGAGGGTCAATATATAACTATTACATCTGATGGTGGATCTTCAACATCTCAACCAATAGACATAACTGTTATCATTAGACGATAATTATAGTGGGGATAGCAATATCCCCATTTAACTAGGAGAAAAAAATGGCTAAGAAAAAAAAAGAATTAAGTTTAGATGATAGAATTGATAGTATCATTGATCTATTAGAGGATTTAAGATACGAACAATCAAAGAAAAAGGAGTGTGAGAATTGTGAAGATGATGACCACACAAATATTAACGATGAAGATGAGGAGAATGAATAATGGCAGGTCATAGTACAGATCCAGCTTTTGCTGTAGTATCTAATGAAAATGTTGCTTATACAGGAACAGCTGCGGCTAGCGCTGCTTTCGCTTCTGGAATACATCATATTAGAATTGTAGCATCAACTGCTGCTTATTATAAAATAGCAGGAACACCAGTTGCAACTTCTAGTGATACATATTTACCAGCAAACGTAATTGAGATTATCAAAGTAAATCCAGGTCAGAAAATTAGCTTTATACAAGTTGCTTCTGCCGGAACTGCTTCTGTTAGTCAAATGTCTAAATAATAAAATACATTTAGATAAGTTAGACTGTGAGTAAGGTAGTTGAAAAAGAAGGTTTAATGACAACCACTTATCATCAAGAAAAAGATAAGGTTGTTATTGAAAGAAACATAGATTACAAACCCATTGTTGAGCATAATAAAAAATTATACACAGAAAACAATGGCTATTCTAAATCTAAAGATTTAAAAAGAGTTGCTTCTATTCCAACTTTAGTTTTAGAAATTTGGTCTAAAGAATATAATGGTGATTCAAATTGGTTTGCTTTACCATCTGATGTTCAAAAAAAAATATTAAAAAAAAAATTAAACAGTTCTGAATTTCAATTTTTCAGAACAGCACCAGGTAGATTATAATGGCTTTAAGCACATACACAGAATTAAAAACAACAATAGCTAATTGGTTAAACAGAACAGATTTAACTTCTGAAATATCAGATGACTTTATTGTTCTTACTGAAGCAGATTTAAATGCTAAATTAAGAATACGTCAGATGCATGACCAGGCAACTATTACGATTAATGAAGAAACTGAAAGCGTACCTACAGGATTTTTACAAGTAAGAGATTTTTATATTTTAAGTAATGGTCAAAAGTTTCCAATGACTTTTATTTCACCAGCTCAAATGGATTCTGTTAAAGCATCATCAACAACTGGTGTTCCAAGTTCATACACTATATTAGGTTCAACATTTAGATTTGCACCTAGACCAGATAATACTTATACTGGTATATTAAATTTTTATAAAAAGTTCACAGCATTATCATCTCAAAATACTTCTAACTATATTTTAGCTGACCACCCTGCTGTTTATTTATATGGTAGTTTATTTCATGCTGCTAATTTCTTAGGTGGTTTTGATCCTAACCAAGTTCAACAATGGTCGCAAATGTATCAAACAGCTCTTGAAAGAATTGAATTAAATGATAGAGAAGATTCTTTTTCTGGATCTCCATTACAAATTAGATCCGATGTTACAGTTGGTTCTCCATTTACAAGACGATACGTTACAACAATAACTTAATAATAAATATGCAAGTACCTTTTGGTGAATGGTTACCGGATCAACCAGAACACTTGAATCCAGGAGCAAACGTTGCTAAGAATGTATATTATGCTTTACAAGGTTATAAACCATTTAAAAGTTTGGTTGCTTATAGCTCCAATACGGCTACAACAAATGCTAGGGGCGCTGGGTCATTCAGAGATAATACTAATACTGTTTTTAATTTTGTTGCAACTAACGATACTATTTACGAATTAAGTTCAGGTTCTTTTACTGAAGTAGGAGCAAAAGGTTTATTATTAAATAATTCATTTGCAACTTGCACAATTACAGTTTCTGATTATGCAAATATAATTGCTAGCAAAACAATTACTTTAACTAAAAATAATGGAACGTCAGTAGTATTTACTTCTACTCTTGGTTCTCCTGGTGCATTAGAATTTCAAGTTCAAACAAATAATAATACTACAGCTACAAATTTAAAAAATACTATTGATGCTCATGCAGATTTTTCTGCAACTGTCGTTGGAGCAGTCGTTACAGTAACAAGAGGTGCTGTAGGTAGAAATAATTTAACAACAGTATCTACTGATACAGTAAGATTAACAACTACAAACTTTACTGGTGGTACTCCATTAACAGGTGGCGATACAGACTTTGTTACATTTACACAATTTGGAAATTACGTTATAGCAAGCAACGGAGTGGATGCCCCACAATATTATTTAATGGGAACATCTACTGCATTTAATAATTTATCTGCTATTGCAACAGATGGTAGTCCACCTTTATTTAGAGTATCAGGAGTTATTAGAGATTTTTTAGTTACCGGAAACATATCTAACGCAACAAATAGAATTCAATGGTCTGGTATAAATGATATTTCAACTTGGACTGAGGGTTCTAAATCAGCAGATTTTCAAGATTTACCAGGTTCAGGCGGTAGAGTTGTAGCGATTACATCAGGCGAAGTGGGTTATGTATTTAGACAAAACCAAATTATTCGTATTGACTTTGTAGGTGGTGCAACAATATTTAGATTATCAGTTATATCTCCAAACAGAGGTGCAGTTTATGGAAAGACTGTTTGTCAAGATAATAGAAGAGTTTTCTTTTATGCTGATGACGGATTTTTTCAAATAGACGGTGATAACATCA